GACGCAAAAGCAGCAGCGGAAGCAAAAGCAGCAGCAGAAGCAAAAGCAGCAGCAGAAGCTAAAGCAGCAGCAGAAGCAAAAGCAGCAGCAGAAGCTAAAGCAGCAGCAGAAGCCAGAGCAGCAGCAGAAGCAAAAGCAGCAGCAGAAGCTAAAGCAGCAGCGGAAGCAAAAGCAGCAGCAGAAGCAAAAGCAGCAGCAGCGGAAGCAGCAGCAGCAGAAAGAGCAGCAGCAGAAGAAAGAGCAACAGCAGAAGCAACAGCAGAAGCAACAGCAGAAGCAACAGCAGAAGCAACAGCAGAAGCAACAGCAGAAGCTAAAGCAGCAATAGGAGTAAAACCACCTGGAGCACCACCTAAAGTAATAATAAAGTGGGAAACTTCATTTCTACGTTTGACAGATAAAATTTATGATATTATGAATGAAATTATGAATGAAATTATACAATCAAAAGATAAAAATAAAATAGAAGAATTAAGAGCTGAAATATGTAATTTAAAAGGTGATATAGATAAATTAAAAGAGATAGTACCAAACGGACAGCATGAACAATATGAAAATATGAAACATAAAATTAATCAGATTATTATATTACACACAGGACTTCAAGATGCACTCTTAATTCGAGATTATCCAGAATGCCAAAGAATACAAATAGAAATTGATAACTTAAAAAGAGGATTTAATGAATTAAAAGAAAATGAAACAAAACATAAATATTTAAAATATAAGTTAAAATATTTACAATTAAAAAAAATTAAAAATCTTCAGTAATACAAAACATATTACTTTTTGATTTATTTAAAACTGACGCATTCTGATATTGTGTTGGTCTTGATTCAAAAAAATTAGTTTTACCTTCAATACTAATACTTTCCATAAAATCAAATGGATTCTTGACATTAAATAATTTTTCATATCCTAATTCTAATAATAATCTGTCGGCAACAAATTTAATATAAGTTGTCATTAATTCAGAATTCATTCCAATCATGGCACATGGCAAGCTTTCACAAATAAATTTACATTCAATATTAACTGCTTCATTAAACATATCAAATACTTTATATTGTTCGATTTTATTTTTTAACATTGAATATAATAAAATAGCAAAATTAGTATGCATCCCTTCATCACGTGAAATTAATTCATTTGATTTACACAATCCGGGCATAATGTTTCTTTTCTTCAACCAAAAAATAGAACAAAAACTTCCAGAAAAGAATACTCCTTCAACAATAGCAAATGCAATTAATCTCATACCAAAACATTCTGTTGATTCTATCCATTTTATAGCCCATTTAGCTTTCTCAGCAATACATTCATATTCTTTAACCGCATTAAATAATTTATTTTTTTCATCTGGATCTTTAATGATATTATCAATTTGCAAAGAATAGACTTCAGAATGAATATTTTCCATCATCTTTTGAAAATCATAAACAACTATAGCTTCTCTTATTTTAACATCATTACAAAATCTTTCACCTAAATTCATATTAACAATAGTATCAGATGATGAGAAGAATGCTAAAATCATTTTAATAAAATGTTGTTCGTTAGAGTTTAATTCAATATAGTGATCATAATCCTTTGAAAAATCAACTTCCTCAGCAGTCCAGAAAGATGCTTGTTGTTTTTTGTATGCTTTCCATATATCTTCTTCTTTAATAGGGTAAATAGTTAAGCGTTCATTGTCAGGGTTTAATAAATATTCCATTACTTATATTAAGAAATATAATATTATTATTTTTAAAATCAATTTTTATATTAAAATTGATTTTTTATTATTATATTAAAATTGATTTTTTATTATTAATAATTATAAAGATATATTATATATATAACTAAAAATGATTTATTATAGTTGCGAAAAATGTGATAAACAATTTACTCAAAAAGGAGATTATAATAAACATATCAATAAAAAATTATCATGTGTTAATGGAAAAGAAAAAATTGATTTATTAATTTCAAAAGATATAAGTTATAATATAAACACAGAAATGCCAAATTTGAAAACAAAACATAATTTAGGACAATATTTTACAACTCATCATGAACTTAAAGAGAAAGTATTTGAATTCATATTAAATAAACCATCTAATATTTTGGAACCTGGGATAAAAAGTTTTAACTTTTTATCCCAGCTACTTTACGCATAAAATCTTTAGATTTTATGCGTAATGAACCATCTATAGGACAAGGTGATTTAATTACATTTATTGCAAATAAAATACCAAATATTACATTTGATATGTATGAGATTGATACAAAAATTAAATTATTAGATAAAATACAAAAAGATAAAATTATTTATGAGGATTTTATGACACAAATAATTACAAAAACTTATAAAACAATAGTAGGAAATCCACCTTATGTTAAAACTAAAAAAGGAAACTTATATATTGATTTTACTGAAAAATGTTATAATTTACTTGATAATAATGGAGAGTTAATATTTATTGTCCCGTCTGATTTTCTTAAATTAACAAGTGCATCAAAATTATTGAATATTATGATGACAAATGGAACATTCACACATATATTCCATCCTCATAATGAGAAAATGTTTGAAAATGCATCAATTGATGTTATTATTTTTAGATATTGTAAAAATAGTTTAATTGATAAGAAAGTATTATATAATAATAAATTACTCTATATTACAAATAGTAATGGATTAATTACTTTTGGAGAGGAAGAAAATAATAATAGTGTTATGTTTCAAGACTATTTTGACATTTATGTTGGTCTTGTTAGTGGAAAAGAAGACGTTTATAAAAACAAGGAACTTGGTAATATAGAAGTATTAAATGGTGAGAATAAAATTGATAAATATATTTACATTGAAAAATATCCTTGTGATAATGATAAAATTAATAAACATTTATTACATCATAAGAAAGAACTTATTGAAAGAGGAATACGAAATTTTAATGAAAACAATTGGTTTGAATGGGGAGCACCAAGAAATATTACTACAATTAAAACTAATATTGGTAAAGATTGTATTTACATTTATAATTTAACACGGAAACCAAATGTATCATTTTTAGGTAAAGTTAATTATTTTGGTGGTGGATTAATAATGCTTAAACCAAAGAAAAAATGCAATTTAAATAATATTGTATCGTATTTAAATAGTAATATTTTTAAAGATAATTTTATGTTTTCAGGGAGATTTAAAATAGGGCATCGTTCTCTATCAAATTCATTTATTCCTAATAATTATTTATAAATTTAATGTTCTAATATTTTATTTGAAACTACACAAAGTTAGTTTCTATTTGAAACTACACAAAGTTAGTTTCTATTTGAAACTACTTATAAATTCCCAATTTAAAAACTTACATATCTTATCCCATATCATATCATTTTCCATTATTTTGTTTGGGTCTTTATGTAGAGGAAAGTGGTCTAATAGATGATCTAACTCTAATAATTCACAAAATTTATGTAATACATATGAATATGATAAAAAATTTTTACGTTCTGGTTTTTTGTATATTTCCCAAGGTTCTTGAATATTATAAAACATTGATATAAATAATTTTTCCATATCTCTTGTTATATTTGGTGGTGGTAAATTATTTAATTTATTTATAATATAAGCAATATGTTCATAATATATATTATATTTAAGTTTTTTCAATATTCCTTTCATATTCTTCTTTTTTAATATTGATAAATCATTAATCCTATTTTTATTTAATTCTTTAACAATATCAATAAAAACTATCTCTGGAATATCAGGTGTTTGTTTTGCTTGAAATTGATTCAACCATTCTCTAAAATGATTTAATCTTTTATAAGGTGAATATTCTTTTATTTGATGTTCATCATCTAAAATTATTATTTCACTATCACCACAACAGGGACAAATATAAGCACTATCAGATATATCTAAGACTTTTTCTATTTTACATTCTTTACAATATTTAATTCTATTAGTCCCATCATCTGGATTAATTCTAACACCTTCGATAATATGACAATATTTTTCAAAAAGTTGTTGTTTATTATTTTTATTAATTTCTGGTTTTTGTTTAGTTTCTTTTAATGATAAAAAATCTAATATATTTTTTGACTCTTTATTATTATCTTGATTATTGATTTCATAATAATCATTTAATAAATCTCCTGCATTATCATAATAATCCATTTCATTATAATTAAAATTAATTAATTTATATATACTTAATAATTCTTCTTTTTTATCTAATAATGATGTTTTTTTATCAATATCAATTAAATTATTATTTAATTTATCAAGTTCATTATTAATATTATTAATTTCATTTAATAATTTAGTTTCTTCATTTTTATTTTCCTTAAAAAGTTTAACCATTTGTTTATGTTTATTATCTAACGTGTTTGATTCTTTTTGATATATTTGTTTATTATCTTTACATTTTGTATTCATAATAATAATATTTATATATTAAATAATATTAAAAAAACTTTAAATATATTATCTTATTTATTTTACATTTTTAATAGGAATATTTTAAAAAATAAAATATTTAAAAAATATATAGTTTTTTTAAAATATTCTAAATTAATTTAATTTTTACGCATTTTTTTAAATTAATTTAAAATATTTAAAAAAATTTCTCTATTAATGTATATATACATAAATGGGAGGTGGTTTAATGCAACTCGTCGCTTACGGAGCACAAGATGTTTACCTATCCGGTAATCCTCAAATTACATTCTTCAAAGTAGTATACAGACGCCATACTAACTTCTCAGTTGAACCAATCCCTCAAACATGGAATGGTTCTGCTGACTTTGACCGCACTGTAACCTGCACCATCAATCGTAATGGTGATTTAATCACTAACATGTATTTATGTGTTGAACTTGCTGCTACTGCTGCAAACACTGTTCCATGGGGATACGTAAATAGATTAGGTCATGCTCTCGTTCAAGACGTGAAAGTAGAAATTGGCGGATCTAAAATCGATCAACACTATGCTGACTGGCTCAATATCTGGTATGAACTTACCCATGAAACCTCCCAAGAAAGAGGCTACAATAAAATGATTGGCAATGTTCCTGAATTAACCACCATGAGCACTGATGCCAAACAGGCATACATCATGTATGTTCCTCTTGTATTCTGGTTCAACCGCAATAACGGCTTAGCCCTCCCCCTTATTGCTTTACAATACCACGATGTAAGAGTAACCCTCAACTTTGCTCCTCACACCAGATGTGTCAATTACCAAGGGTCAACCGCACCAGTATTAAGCAACTTAATGACTGACTCTTTCCTTGTAATTGACTATGTATATCTTGATTCTGAAGAGCGCAAGAGATTCGCCCAAGCATCCCATGAATACTTAATCGAACAATTACAATTCACCGGTTCTGAATCTTTAACCTCAGTCACCAACAAATACAGATTAAACTTCAACCACCCATGCAAATACTTAGTCTGGGCTCCTCACTTTGACTTATTCACCAAATCCAACCTTTGGTTAGCATATGCCACAGATGGTGATTGGGCTGCTGCCAGAGATTACTTTGCTAAAGTATTAAACTTAATGTGTGCTTCTGGTTTAACTGTAACCGCTGGTGTTGTAACTGTTGATGTGCCATCGGGCACTCTTGGCTCATTAGCTGAATTACCAAGAATCACTGGCATTTCCTCAACTGTTCTTACAACTCTATTAGACAAATTTGATGTATCCTGGGATGCATCAAATAATGATGGAACTGTAATTACCGTTGGTGATATTAGCACTCTTGCAGGCATGCAACTTTTATTAGGAAATGGTTTAGTAACCCGCAATAACTTAAGCAATGCTGACATAACAGTATTAGCAAGCACCCTTGTAGCCGCTATCCCAAGCGCTCAAACCGCACAAGTATCTGCTGCTAATACTTTAACTGCTGCTTTAGGTGTCACAGTAACCAACCAATTCAACTATGCTAACCTCCTTGATGAAACCGGAAACCCTGTATATGATGCTAAACTCCAACTTAACGGCCACGACCGCTTCCAAAGCCGCGATGGAAACTACTTCAACTATGTCCAACCATACCAACACTTCACCCACACCCCTGCTGATGGTATTAACGTATATTCATTCGCTCTTAAAGCACAAGACCACCAACCAACAGGCTCTTGCAACTTTTCTCGTATTGATAACGCAACCCTTAATGTAAATGTTGGCTTAAATAACTCTGGTTCCTCATCCAGCACCTACTCCTCCACTTACCTCACTGGTTCAAGCTCCGTCCTTAATATTTACACTGTCAACTACAACGTACTCCGCGTTATGTCCGGTATGGCAGGCACGGCGTACAGTAATTAAACATTTATCATTTTTATCATCGTATTTTCATCATAATAATTTTATAAATATTATAATAATATTTATAACATTTAAATTATTTTAATTAAAATAATAAAAATTGATTAAATAAGATTTAAAGATATAATATTATATATTTATAATGGAAGTAATAAAATTCAAAGATAATTATGCTCTTTTAATTGATAAAATTAAAATAGATATAAATAAAAGTATAATATTTGCAAGACTTAAAAAATATAAAGTATCTAATTTTAAATTTAATAATGATGACAATATGTGGTATTTTAATAATTTTAAAACTGATAGAAAATTAATTAATATTTTATTTCCTGATAAAGAAACTTATAATTTTAATATTATTAATAATGACTATAATGATTATCGATTATCAAATATTACTTTTACTAAAAATATTAAATTTATAGATAATTTTATTGACCCACCTGAATATGAAATACTTAAGAAAGGTGATTCGCATTTAATTAAAGATGGAACATGTGCTGGTGAATATAGAAATATGTATTGGAAAGTAAAGAAAGATAATTTAACATATTATTTAATGCATATTAAAGATAATTTATATACTAAAATTTCAAAAAGAGATATTGAAAAAGTTTTATTTTTTAAAGGAAAAAGAACTACTTGGAGACTTTTTCAAAATGGTTATGTTGCATGCACTATAAATTCAGCTGATAAACAAAAAGTATATTATCTACATCAATTAATATTAGACGTTCATGATGAAGACTTAACAAGTTTTGAAAAAACTGTCGATCATATAAATTGTGATAAATTAGATAATCGTCGGAATAATTTAAGATTAGTTAATATGTCCATTCAAAATGCAAATCGAGGTAAAGCATCAAGACGATGTGATGCAGGAGAATTACCTGATAATCTAACTCAAAAAGACCTTCCTAAATATGTTATTTATAGAAAAGAAATTTTAGATAAGGAAACACAACGATATCGTGAATATTTTTATATACAAAATCATCCAAAACTTGAAAAAACGTGGGAGACAACAAAATCTAATAAAAATTCTATCCGCGAGAAATTAAAATTAGCTAAATTAAAATTAGAATATTTAGATGGATTAATTAGTGAAGCACAATATAATCAACAATCTGGAAAATCTAAACCTGAATTAAATTTACCT